ATTTTCCATATCTAGAAAAGACGCCAACTCTCTGTTAAAAACAAAGTTCACGTATCCTTCAAATTTGATACGTGGTGGATTGACGTCAGGTCTAAATCTGTAATTGTTACGGAAGTCTCTGGCGTAGAACTTGTCTTTAGTGTTTTTACCTAAAAATTTCAGAAATTCCATACCAGAGCCACCTCAAGTTAAGCCGTTAAACTCCGATTGTTGTACCGGTGTCTACTGTTTCAGGGAATGGGTTTCCTGCTACTGTTCTACCGTTGATATCGTTATCACCTTCATAGTGTGTTGCGTTATCATAACGTACTTGCATAGTAACTGTTACTTGCTCGTTTGTAGCATAGTCGCCATCACTGTAGTCGACGTTTGTTAAAAAACATCCTTCAAGGAACCAAACCTCTGTAGCACCTGCATTAACACCATCTAATACTTCAATTTGCATGTCAAATTTGTAATCTGAACCTGCGGCTGGAGTAGTTTGTTGGAAGTGGTTTACCTGTCTTTGGACCTGTGAACCGACTGACTTGGCTACTTGGTTAGTTATGTCGTCCCTTACTGTTACAGTAATTTGTTCCCAAGCATGTTTACCTTGTAGGTAACTTCTCGAGTTATAACTATCAATTATTATTTCTTCATAAGTAATTTTAGGTCTAGTAACGTTTTGTACGTTTTGAGTCAATATTTTTGCCTCTGGTGAACCACCAAAGTTGTTTAAAAAACTAACCCTAAATCTATACTTCAGTTTCGGCATTAAAATACCGGAACCAGTTGCACCCGTTACCGGAACTCCAAACTTACTTTTGGTTTCGTTTGTTGCACTTGATACTGCCATATTGTTCTCCTAGAACTAAATTATATGCAAATATTTATCATTTCTAGCAGAAAATAATTAACAAGTGTTTTAATTTAACCACAAAAAAAGGGCAATTAAATGCCCTTTTAATGCTAAAAAGTGCTATGCTGACTCTTTAATTCTGTTTACGGCAATGTCTGATTTGCTGATTATATCAGTAATATCACTAAAACCAAAGCCTTCAACAATAAAGTATCTAGTTTGTTTTACAATGTCAGCAACTTCCATTACTTCATATCCAACTTGTGGAACTTCTGCAATAATGTCACCAACTGAAAGAGAATGCATATCTCTGTATTCAATAGTTTTACCTTCTCTTACAAATGATTTCATATTGTAACCTGATACATGATTTTCAAAAACAAAATCTTCTCCTGTATCTTCATCTAAGTATTGCTGATTAAGAATACCAAATACTTCATCTTTGCTTTTAATAGTGTAGTCCATATCACCATTTGAAAGTCCATTGTATCTGCCATCTACTTCACATACTTTGGTATATTCTGCAAAGTATTCAGGTAAAAATTTAATTTTTCTATCTTCGCTTCTACTATGCATAGTATTCATTTTTGCATTGTAAGATGGATATTTTTCAGCGGCACCAGTGTGTCCTCTGTCGTTTGAATTAACGTAATTGTGAACCTCGTCACTAATTCTGATTTGATAAATGTCGTATTGCATAAAAACTCCTACCTTTTTATTTAATTTATACAACTATTATAGCAAATATATTGATATTGTCAAGCCTTTAGTCATAAAAAAGGGCAGTAAATCTGCCCTTTTAAATTAAGTTTAATAACTTATGCTGTTGAGCCCAAAGTATTTTGGATTCTGATCGGTATGTAAATAAACTCTACTGCTTTCACTGGTTGTACAGCGATGTCAATGTATAGTTCGTTTCTGTCGATTCTAGCCGCCGTGTTATTTGTTGTATCACAAACTGTGACAAAATCAAATAGTCCACGTTGTTGTACTAACTGAGCTAGTAATCTGTCTACGACCACTTTAGCATTTGCTCTTGTTACTTCGTCATTTGGTTCAAACAAGAATGGTTTAACTGCATCATCAAGTTGTTCTCTGATGTAAATTACCAATCTTGAAACATTAATTCTATCTAATGCACTAGATACTGAATTAAGTGTTTTCTGTCCAAATACTGCAATTCCTCTTCCAGGGAAGTTTCCAATTGGGTTAATTTTATTACTGTAAAGGCTATCTCTTTGTCCTTCACTTAAACTAACTGGAGTAAACTCGCCTGTTGTTGCATTAAGATATCCTGTTGAGGTTGCGTTATTAACAACACCTCTTTGGAAACCTGCTGGTGCAAACCATGGGAAAGCAACTGAGTCGTTAAATGCAATAGTTCTCAATGCCATATGTGATGCAGGAACCATAACTGATGTACCGTCTAGGTTTGTTGATAAACCATGTGGGTAGTAAACAGCCGCCTGTGAAGATGCACTAATAAGTCCGTCTTCTCCGTTCTCTGATGCATTATTGGCATTTGTTGCCCAGTTTTGTGTGCTTGTAGCATCTGCTGACAATCTCATTGGAGCGTCTGCAACACAAAATACTGTATCTTTTCTATTAACACTTAAAGCCAACATCTCATCTATACATTCAACATATCCTGGAGCAGAAACAATATTAAATCTATTTGTTTCGTTAAGGATTTCTTGATTTGCTGTAAGTTGAGCCTGTAGTGCTGTAACAATAACTTTACGTTGAGCTTTTCTCATCATGTAAGGTGAACCATCATTCTTATTACCTGAATGATCTTTCCATAATCCTGATGTGCTGTCGTATTGTTTTACATTACCAACTGAAGCCATTTTGTTCCATGCTATCATACCACTTGGGTATAATGCCGCATTAGGAAGTCCGTTAGCAGTACTAATTAAAGAACCACTTGAACTTGCTCTAAAGTCTCCAAATATGATACCATCACTAGTAACTTGGTCAGTATTATCAACTAATACCCAAGCCGATGATGCTCTCTTGTAGATTTTAGGGAAGTTTTCTAAATCGCTACTGTCAATCCAAAGGTCTCCGTCTACTAAACTACTTGAACCATCACTTTGTAATGTTGGTGAACTTGCCGCAAACTGTACGTCTTTGGAAAGTGTTGCCCATGTTCCAGAATTTTGATATAAGATATCAATGTTAGTATTAGCAACATTGTTATCATACCATAATGTTCCGTTTGTAGCGGCACCTGTGATTGCATTATCACTTGCTTCGTAACTTAATGCTTTAAAGTTACTGTATGTGCCTACAGGTATATTAATGTCTGAGGAATCATATCCTGCAACATTACCTGCCGCGAATGCAATATCTTTACCATCTGAAGTTGTAACTGTTACTTTACCAGCAACATTACTTGCTACTGCTGTTGTGGCACTAAATCCTGTTGCACCATTAATACTAGAAACAATTTCATCAACTGAAACAGCACTTACATTTGAACCTGTAAATGTTACAGGAATATTTGCCGCACCGTTTATGCTAATGTTAATTGAAACTTTACCAGCATGTGTACTGAAGTTTATTCCATCTGCTAATGCAGTTGAACTTGCAACTGATAATGTTGCACTTCCGTTATGTCTTTTTAATGTTAAAGATGCTTCTGTTCCACCGTCTGCCCATAAATCACCAACTTTTGGTGATGCATAATGGTTAGCATATACGGTACTTGAGAGTTCATCCATTACAATATTTTCTACTGCAAATGCACTCGTGGTTGTTGAGTACTCTTTAACAACGATGTTTGAACCATTGTTAGGTGCTGTTTCCTGAAGGAATATATCACCTGTAGTTAAACCACCGCCACCTGATTTGGTAGTTGGTATTGCTAAATGACTTGCAAACTGGAAATCACCTGCCGATCCGGCTACTGCACTTGACCATGCTGATGAACCAATTTTACGCCATACGTTTGCTATTTTTTCGTAAAAGTCAATAGTAGACTTTGTTGCACCTGTGTTAGTGTAATAAGTTACGCAAAATTCTCCAGTTACGCCGAAAGCCGCTTTTGGATCACCATTGCCGTCAACTTCTGACGCACCAGGTTTTTTAACTGTTTTCAACACCCATGCACTACCCTCATACCTTTTAAGACCCCAACTTGTTAGAGTTGAATCTAACCAGTAGGCTCCGTTGGCTGGTGCTTTTGTAGGTGCTGTTGAACTTGCATCAAGTTCGTTAAGGTCGATGTCTGCTCTCAGTACGTAGGCTCTGTTTGCGATACCTAAGAAACTGTAAGCGGCCATTAAACCATATTCATTCTGTTCACTGCCATGTAAAGGTGTAGAACCACTCGTTTTAAAGACTGGATTACCAAAGTTCTGAAGTAATTCTCTTTGTGAAGTGATTTGATACAACTTACCAGCAGTTGCTGATGTGGTATATGATGCAGTAGATGTTCCGTCTGGAGCCTTCTTATCTTGTGCAGTTGCAATAACAATTAATGGTACTGAACCTGCACCAGCGGCCGCATAAAACGATTCGTCTGATACACTTATACTTACACCAGGGCTTACTAATGTTGCCATAATGTTCTCCTAAAAATTTATATTAGTACTAATAATATAGTAATAGTATTTATCAGAATTGCGTATTTTTGCGTATTTACGGATATTGGGCTGTATTAGGCTGTATTATACTAATTTAAGTGTCTGCTTAAACTCGCCTGTTTTCCAATCTCTTATGTCGTCTACTTGCTTGGCTAGATCTTCGAGGGTTCCATTATTGTCTATACTGTAATCAACTGGGTAGCCTGCCCAATTCCATTCACTTTCGTGTACGTCTCTGTATTTTGTTTGCATAATTTTTCTGCTTACAACATTATTATGAGCCTGGCTTGCTATTGAAAACCATTCTGGTAGCTCTCCACGTTGTACCCAAATTACAACACCGCCCATATTTTTAATTAAATCTAGTTCATTTCTAAATCTTGCATCACTAACAACGGTACATGGTGCCTCTTTTGTTTGTTTTCTTATGCGATATTCTAAACTGTTTAACCAAATATCCTGATCAAAATGATTTCTAAGTACTTCTGTTCCTAATAATTGTAATGCTAAACGTGGTGTAAAATGAGGTACACCAAGTTTTTTAGTCCAAAACATATCTGGTGTTTCTCTGAAGTCTCTGCTTTCAGTTGTATCGCCCTCTAACATAGATCTTTCCCAACCAAAAATACTAGCACATAAATCTTTTAGGGGAGCGGCGAAACTATCATGGACACAACCACGTTCCACAAACATATTGGCTACTGTATCTTTGCCACTGCCTATAAAACCTGTTATACCTATTATCATTTAAAATCCTGTTTGTTTATAAAATTCTATATCTTCTCTATACTTATAATTAAATTTATCTAATTGCTCATCTGTCAGGGCAAAATCTTCGCCTTTACTTCTATTTGTATGAGGGAAATGTTTATATTCCCAATCTGGTAATATATTTTCCAACTCTTGTTTTAAATTCTTTATGTTTAAGAGATGTTTTGCTTTTAAATTTTTATTTTCATCAAACACATTGTAAAAGGAATTAAAAATACTTAAACTATGTAAAACTATATTTATTTCTGGTTTTGTGTCTTTGCTACTGTATTCTAAAACATTTGACATTTCTTCATCAGTATATGTGTAATTAAATGAAATGTCAATAATTTGGTCTCTAGTAAATTCATTTGTTTTTTCATTCAAAAAGTAATTTACATTAGACTTAAATCTTTCTAATGGCTCTCTTAAAACTGTAAACGTGACACCTCTATGAAGTACATTTGCATTTAATTTATGAATTCCTTGCATGTAACCATATACAATACAATCTTCATAAAACTTACTAGTGCTAGTTGAGCCACATTTAGGTATATGAATGTTTGTTATGTGTTCGTTATTGTCGTGTTTTGCGTATAGATATGTAGTACCCACTACTTATCCTATAACAAATCCTAGTGGTGTATTACCTTCTTCAAAGTTATGCAATCTTTCTTTTAATGACTCTACTTCACCTTGACCTTCTGCCTTAAGGGCATCACCATTAAGTGTAACGGCTCCACCGGCACCAGGTAATCCTGATTGATACTTGCTTCTTGCTTCACCTAGCATAAGTTTGGATTGTGCTAATGAGTATGCGGCTAACCAAGGGCTGGCTCCTACATCTTTTAATAAAATACTTTCTGGTATAAAATTATAAACACCTACAGCAATATCTTCTTCGTGCCTGATATTACGCATAATTTTTAAATTTTTAGTATTCCTATTCCACAAAAAATTATATTCACTACCAAATACACGACCTATTGTTTCTTTGTATTGGGCAAATGCATCAAATACTGCAAGTCCACCTATTTGTCCTGCTTGTAGCATATACATATTGTTGAATGCAACATCAAATGGATCAAAGTTAGTGCCGCCACCACTGTTGGTACCTATACCTCTACGATATATACGCCTAACTTCCATTACTTCATCTGGTAGAGTGTAGTCTGTTTGCCCATCTATTGTTTCAATAAAAATTACACTCTCTTCTACAGAGTTAGCACTTAACTGTCTGTATATTGCTAATGCTTTATCTATTGCTACGTCGTAGTGTTCTCTGTCTAATTCAACATCTACTATGCCGTCAGCCAAACGAAGTTGTAACTCTCTTACGAGATCTTCTCTAC